ATTTAGCCATTGCAAAGTCATTGCGTAAGTTCCGTCAGCGTAGCAGTAGAGCAGTTTCAGAAAAGTTTCTAAAATTAAATATCCAACAAGAAGTACAATCATATCAACTGCCATTAGAAGTAGTTAATATTCGTGACGTATTTCTGCGTCACACAGGTGCTATGGGTATCAGTAGTACAGGCGTTGACTTTGAACCATTTAACACAATGTACTTGAGTAATATGTTATTGCAAAGTAACACTAACTTTTCAGGTTTATTAAACTACGAACTATATGCAGATCGCAGAGAACTACTAGCACGTATGTTTGGCGCATATTGTACATTTACATTCAACCCAGGCGACCGAACATTGTTTATTCATCGTAAGTTTAGAGCAGATGATGAAATTTATCTTTGGGCATATATACAAAAAGATGACGAAGATTTATTAAATGATACTTATGGCAGTCCTTGGATCAAAGACTATGCAATGGCACAGGCCAAGTTTATATTAGGTGAAGCACGTAGTAAGTTTAGCACGATTGCAGGCCCACAAGGCGGAACAAGTTTAAATGGTGATAACTTAAAAGCAGAAGCACAAGCAGAAATTGAAAAGTTAGAACAAGACTTAAACTTGTATATTGATGGTTCAGATCCAATGGGATTTATTATAGGATAAGATTATGCGTATTAATGAAATAGTAAATGAAGCACAATTAAATGAATTAGATTTAAAAAAATTAGCCGCCGCAGGTGCATTAGGTGTTGCCGCATTGGGTGCTCAAGGTAATCCATTAATCGATCATCCCAAAGTTTTTGGCCAGCCAGGTTTTCCTACTGCCAATACGCCAATGCCTGCAATTTCTGATTCAGCTAGTAAAAATGAAGATGGCACAATTACTATTTCTTATAAAGGCAATGACTATCAAGCAATAATGTATAGTAAAGACGAACTGCAACCTAGACTTCCTCCTAATTCACAAAAAATAATAATTCCTATGGCTCAATTAGGTATTAGAGGCTTGGGAAAATATATTGGCACAATAGTGGGCAACAAGGTTTATATTGCACAATGAACGAAGCAGATAAACTTAGAAAATTAGCTGGCATTGATAAGAATGCCACAAGTCCAATCACAGGCGAGATTGGCACAGACAAGGGCGAATATATGCGTAAGCATAACATTCGTCCAGGCACAGATGAATGGTTTAAGTTATGGTTTGCTAGGCCAAGACTTACTGGCGAAAATCCCACTCCTAAAAAGTAAAAATATCATTGACAAATAGATTTTAATGCTATATACTATTAGCATGAATATATTTTTAGACATGGATGATGTAGTAGCAGACTGGATGAAAACTGCTCGAGAAATGGTTGAACGTAACTGGGATTACGGACAAAGAATTCCAGATGCCGATTGGAAAAAACTACAGACACGACAACGATTCTATCGGGATCTTCCTAAAAAACCTGGTGCCGATGAACTTGTACAATGGTGTAGGGACTATAAAGAAAAAACAAACTGTGGTTTATTCTTTCTAACAGCATTACCGCATGACTATACCATGCCCTATGCTGCCAATGATAAAGTATGGTGGGCGCATGAACGCTATCCTGACATTACAGTATTCTTTGGACCATTTAGTCAAGACAAATGGCGTCATTGCCGAGAAGGCGATGTCTTAATAGATGATAGAACAAGTAACTGTGAAGAATGGCGTAATGCCGGAGGTTTATCTCATATATACAAACAATGGCCTGAATGTAAACAATGGCTGGAGGAGACGTTAAAATGATTATTGGAGTGTGTGGTTTTATTGGCAGCGGCAAGGATACTATTGCAGATTATCTAGTTAACATACACGGCTTTCGTCGTGAAAGTTTTGCTAATACTTTAAAAGATGCAGTGGCCGCAGTATTTGGTTGGGATAGAATTCTACTTGAAGGTCGTACTAAAGAGGCACGTGAATGGCGAGAACAGATTGATCCCTGGTGGGCAGAACGCTTACACATTCCTAATTTAACTCCTCGATGGGTATTACAGCAATGGGGTACAGAAGTATGTCGACGGGGCTTTCACGATGACATTTGGATTGCCAGTGTAGAGAATAAATTACGTAGAACTAAGGACAATATTGTTATCAGTGATTGCCGATTTCCTAATGAAATAGCCAGTATTAAACAAGCTGGCGGTGTTATTGTTTGTGTTAACCGCGGAGAATTGCCTAGCTGGCACATTATGGCAGCTAATGCAAATAAAGGTGATATAGTGGCTTCGGCTAAACTAAAACAATTAGGTATTCATGCCAGTGAAACAGCTTGGGTAGGTACTAATTTTGATCATGTATTAGATAACAACTCTACATTAGATTCATTGTTTAATCAAGTAGAAACTGTGGTGCATTCTGAACCTGCAATTTTATAGTTTTCGCTAAATAGCCTGGTTTCCTTGAAAAGTTATAAATAAGTATAACTCATAAGGAGAACAATATGGCTACATTAGTATCCCCAGGCGTTGCAGTTAGTGTTACAGACGAAAGCCAGTACGGTTCAGCAGGACAAGGCACAGTACCATTAATTATATTAGCCACAGAATCAAACAAACCGAATGTAAGCGGTACAGGCTATGCAGCCGGCACACAGTCTATTAACTCTGCCAAACCTTACTTATTAACTAGTCAGAGAGAACTAGTAGAACTTTTTGGTCAGCCAAAGTTCAAAACAGTAGACGGTACTCCGATCCACGGAGCAGAAACAAATGAATATGGTTTGATGGCTGCTTACAGCTATCTAGGACTTGCAAATCGTGCTTATGTTCTAAGAGCTAATATAGATTTGTCACAACTAGAACCAAGTGATATAGAACCAACTGGTGCACCAATCAACGGTACATACTGGTCAGACTTGAGTGATACAAAATGGGGTATTTTTGAAGCAACAGCAACTGGCAAGGCTAATTGGGTTGCAAAAACTCCAATAGTAATCACAGATCTCGAAGATACTTTAAATGGAGTTCCTGATGTTAGTATTGGTATCAATGGTGAATATGCAGTAGTTGCAACATCGGCTGTTCTTAGTTATCAAGTATATAAAAAAGTTTCTGGAGTATGGCAAGCATGTACAACAGCAAATGCCGCAATACCTACAGTATTTGTATCTGAACATTATAACATTCCAAGTGCTACGGCTATCGGTGATGTTTGGTTAAAAATAACAAGTCCAAATGCCGGTTTAAAACTTTCAGTAAAACAATACAATTCTGCGTTACAACCTAGTTCTAGCCCGTGGAAAGTACAAAGTGTTCCAGTATTTAAAGATGTAGCCGGCAGTGATGCAGTTGCCACAACAGGATTCGGAAATTTGTTATCAACTGGTAAAATTTATGCAAGAGTTATAGCCGGTATTGCTAATATAGAATTACGTTTGTACACCAACGGTAATTGGTATCCATTGAATGAAACTGCTAGCATGGCCGCTCCAACAGGTGAACCTGTAAATAATACATTGTGGTATAATACAGATTTAATAGCAGATTTATATGTCAAAGCAAATGGAAAATGGGAACCAATAAGCGGAGAAGTTATTATCGATGCCAGTGCTCCTAGTACTCCGAACACTAATGACGTTTGGATTGACAGCAGTGATATTGAAAACTATCCAGTAATTTATGTATGGGATGGTTCTACTTGGGTATCACGTGATGTTAAAGATCAAACAACGCCTAATGGTATATTGTTTGCTGATTTAACTATAACACCAAGTGATTCAGGCAATAACGGTGGTGCAGTTTTAGCTGACAATCAATCACCTGATCCTTTGTTACATCCAGACGGAATGATGTGTTGGAATTCTATTGTCTCTACAGGTAATGTAAAGAAATTTAATGCTACGACAAATTTATGGAGTACATACAGCGGTAATAAACAAGACGGCAGTCCATTTATGTTGCGTAAGGCACAACGTCAAGCAGTTGTTCGTGCTATGCAAGCCGCAGTTACTGGCAGTGAATCATTGCGTGAAGAAATGATGTATTTTACTTTAATTGCAGCTCCTGGATATCCAGAACTGTTAGATGAAATGATTTCATTGAACACAGATCGTAAAGAAACAGCGTTTATTGTTGTTGATACTCCGTTCCGTTTACAACCACAAGGTCAGACTTTAATCAATTGGATGACTGGTAAAAATACAGATACAAACGGCGAAGATGGTTTAACTACTGCTTCTAGCACAGCGGCAGCGTATTATCCAAGTGGTTTAGCAACAGATTTAAGTGGTAATAATGTTGTGGTTCCTGCAAGTCATATTGTATTACGTACTATGGCATACAACGACCAAGTTGCTTATCCATGGTTTGCTCCTGCTGGTTTAACACGTGGTGTTGTGACTAATGCAAGTAACGTAGGTTATATCAATGCAGAAGGTGAATTTATTCCATTGTCATTGACAAGTGGGCAACGCGATACATTATATGGAGATGGCAGCAGAGTTGGTATTAATCCAATTGCACGTTTCCCTGGACAAGGCTTGTATGTGTTTGGTCAACGAACATTGCAAAGTTTCTCCAGCGCATTGGATCGCGTAAACGTTGCTCGCTTACTTGCATACTTACGTGAGAGATTTGATCCGTTGGCTCGTCCGTTTATCTTTGAACCAAACGATAAATTAACAAGAGCAAACGTTAAACAAGTTTTTGATGGTTTCTTAGGCGACTTATTAGCTAAACGTGCTATCTATGACTTTATTGTTGTCTGTGACGAAACAAACAACACACCTGCTAAAATTGACAGAAACGAACTT